TTTAACGGACTGCTCCACAGCCGTGATCCGGCTTCCATGTTCCACGATTTCCTCCCTCAGTCTGTCAACATTTTTTGATGTTTCCCGTACATCAGAGGCAATATTATCCAGCTTTGTACTGATTTTAGTATTCAGTTCCGCTCGTTTCACTGCATCATCTATATCTGTTTTTTTGCTGTTTTTATTGCTGTAATATACTGATGCCAAAAATCCCAACAGCGATATTATAAGCGCAATCCACTGAGTATTCATACCCACTTCTCTCCTATCATTTTTTGCACAAAAATAAGACCGGTTTACGGTCTCGCTCTGATCTCTATCACGTCTCTCACCCTTTCTTGGGAAATATGATATCATTTTTTGATAACTCTCTTAATTCTTCAAGCATATAATCTGGACTATTGCTATCACTAGCTAATTCGCTTAATAGCATGATATTCCTCGTATTTGAGACCTCAGATTCAATCTTTCTGTATTTGTCGGATAGTTCCTGCACTGCTTTTAATAATAGAAAGACAAGCTGGCTGATTATAGGCTGCTCCATAGTATCCAGTACATTTCCTCTGATGTCCTTTTGCCCTACACTTCTGATGAATTTTTCATCAACAGTTTTCAGTTGTTGAGTAATCACACCAATATCTTGATGACCACCATCTTTATAATCAAACTGATAGAAAGCAATTCTATCAATCTTATCAAGTGCCGATGTTGTACAGATATCTATATTTTTCTTTAATCTTGCATCTGATTCTGAAACATCAAAGGTATACGTTTTTGTAATTGTAACTATTTCCCCATATGATACACCTGAATTATTGACAAAATTTAAGCATCTTGCATATTTACTACGCTCGGAAGTAACGCCACAATATCTTATTCCATCAATCTCAAATACAAGAGGTTCATATTTACTAATAGGATCCAAAGAAAGTATAAAAGAATTATCTCCTCTATAAAAACTTATTCCATATGTATCCATACTAAAAGAAAAATCGATGCTCGTATTCGTTGCCCAAAGAAATTGAGATCCAAAAGTAGGAATCGGATCTTTAACAGGCGCTTGAACGCAAAAAGTGCCATCGGTTTTTTCATCTACTATAATGAGATATGGACCGTTAAATGGATCTAACGGAGTAAGATAAACGCCAAGCCCAGCTCCACTATTATTCTTAACATGGAATCCATCAGCATTTATTTTAATTGTCCCTTCGCTATTTTCAAAATTAATATCCGAACCAGTAATTTTACTACCTGTAATACTTCCTGTGAATGTTCCGTTTTTAGCTACAATACTTCCATCCGTAAGAATTTTGAAATTGGAGTTGGCTGTCACCAATCCTTCTAATTTAATCTTAGATGCTTTAATTGTGGCACTTTCGGATGACAGGTTGATCTGTGCTATCAGCTTGCCTTTATCCGCTTTTCCCTCCCATGCACTGGAGGACGTCACTGTGGCAACAATGGCGCTGTCTGTGATTTTTAAACTCGCCTCATTTTTCCATGTTTCCAGCGACGAGATCCGTCCGGTAACTGAATTAAGTGAGCTTTTAGTGGCGTAAGTGCTGGACACCGATGCAGTAATAGAGTTCGCCTTAGCGTTGATTGCCGAATTCATCTGTGCTGTTGTGCTGTAGTTCTTGCTCAGATTCTGCTGTACCGTCGAGATATTAGCAGATAATCCGTCCACGCTCGCCTTGTACGTTGCCACCTTGCTGTCCAAGGAGGTATACTGCCCGGATACTGTATTATATTTTGTAGTCAGATCCGAAAAGTTCAGCTCCAGGGAATCGATCTTCATAACCGCCGACGCCAATTTGCTGTACATAGTGGCGTTACTGTTTTCCAGCTCCACAAGCTCTGATTCACTGATCAACGCCGAGAGCTTGCCCTGTACCACAGAGATACTTGTCTCATTTGTTTTGAATCGTTTCAGAACGGCCTCATCCCCGTATATGTTTATCTCTCTTTCAAATCGCACACTGTTTTCACCGCCTTTCTTGTAAAAAATCCATGTTAAAAGGCACCCTTTACGGATGCCCTTTAGAATAGATTCTTCTGATAGTGAACTAAATAGTAAGACCAGCATTTTCAACGCATCTTCCCCAACAGACATTGATTTAAATGATCTGATTAGCCCTGCAACATACTCCACAAACGGAAGTGCTCCATCTTCAAGAAGATGGAAAAACTATCCTGCAAACAGTACAGGATATGTCCAAATAGAAAAGTTCGGAGGAATCGTTAAACAAACATATACCGTACACAACGGAGATATGTTTGTCAGATGCAAATTAACTGAGTGGGCTTCTTGGAAACATATAACGATGGAAAATGTATAAGCATCTCATTAACTGTCTTTTACGTTACTGAATTTTGACCATGAATGCCATTCATTTTCGACAATAGTTCTCATCCACATGTCTCCATTGAGATCAGTTACTAGCTGTGTTGGGTAATTTGTACCGTTACCCGCAAAAATTTTCATCGAAAATGCTCCAAATAATCCTTTTGGTTTATTTTTTATAAGTGCTACATTGGAAGTTTTTGCACAGTAATAATTGCCAAAATCCGTGTAATTATTAAAATCTGATTCACTTGTTAAGGCAATGCCACCACTGATAAAGAAGCTCTTACTATTTTGTTAAATATGCGCTCTTCCACTTGCTACTTTTGCGCCGGCGCAACGAATAAGCCACCCATACGGCCGGCTTTAAATCTCCTATATTTTATACCTTCCTTATGCGATACACCGCATGAACGATGCTTTTACCGCCTCCTGCTTAACTGATATATACAACATCGTCGTATCGGCCTTGGTATGGCCTGCGTATGCCTGTAGTTCCTGAAGCGGGATCCCTCGTGCGCCGCCGTCCGTCAGCATCGTCCGCCTAAATTTGTGTGGATGGGCATGGATCCCGGCTGTAAGCCCCAGCTTCCTCAGCATTGCTTCAATACCGTTCTTTCCGATTCTCTTGTATGGGCGCCGGAGGGAAACAAACAGCGCTGGATTGCTGTCCTTCCGACTATCCAAATACTTCCGTAGATGGTAGATACATCCGTCCGTCAGATACACCGTCCGTTCTTTCTTCCCCTTTTGCCCCCAGATGACAATCTCCTTTTTATAAAAGTCAATGTCCTCCCGATTGATTGCCACCACTTCACCAATTCTTCCCGCCGTACTATACAACAACTCCATGATCGCCAGATCCCTTTGCGTCTTGGCAATATCCTTTAGATGTTCCCTCTCCTCCGCCGTGTAAGGCTTCTTGATCTTCTGCGGCACCTTTACTCGTTTCAACCTCCGAGCCGGATTCCGGACAATGTACCCCTCATCCGCCGCCCAACTGAAAAAGCTGCATATGTAATGCCGCAAGGTTTCCATGTAAGACATAGAAATCTTCCTCTGTTCCTGATATATCGCCAAATAAAACCGCAAGTCATTGGTCGTAATGTCCGGAAGCCGTTTATTCAGCGCCTCCATCAGCATCCGGATACACCGTTCATAATTCTGCAACGTACTTTCTGCACAATTCTCAAGCCGTTTACTGGCGATATACAACCGCAGGATCTTTTCCCAATGCCTCTCACTGACCACAAGTTGCATACATTCCTCCTCGATTTTCAGCCCGTGGAGTTGTACCAACAATACATTTTCCAACTTTCGAAGCTGTTCGTCTGTCAGATCTTCCTGCATCGCCGCTACCACTCCATTAATTACTTTCTCTATCATTCTCCATTCACCTCCTGTTCCCATTGTAGGACAGGAGGCAGACAGTAGTGAACTAAATAGTAAGATGATTACAAGCATAAGTCAGCTTATAACTTCATATTCAGTTAATGGTAAAGGATCAAAAGAAATTCAATTAAGTGAAGGCGTATATATCGTGTCCACATCTCAGTATGGTGGGTGGGATCAAACGAACAAATCCTACTTGGTTTTCGCAAGTTCTTATCCTCAAACCAATAAAATTGCAGAGCTTGACAGTTTTTCTTCACAATGGATCAGCGTAACTATTAGTGATAAAGGACTTCTAACCGTATCAAATAAATCTGATGCAAACATATTTGCAAGCGTGTTTAAAATAGGAGGGGCAAATAAATGATTTTACTCTGGAGAAAATTTACTGGGACACTGGTGTCGTAGAAATTTGCTTCCAGTCACTCCAAACGCTTCGATTAAGATTGCGGAATTTTATTCCATCTATATAACTGATGGTAAACTGTGCTCCATAATGTAGCGAATCAGCACCGTATTGATACTCTAATCCAAAGGAATATCCTCTGCCTTGAAATAATTCGCCATGAATCAGGCGTGCGCCGTTTCTGTATTCGTCTATTTGGCGATATCCGATGCTCAAAATTGACTTACTATTTAGTTCATTAAGTGCCGCCACAAATGTCTTTGTCCCCTGGTCTAGGGTAAAGGTTTTGGAAGTCAATTTGTTCAAAATTACCGTTGCCAGCTTGTCATAATCAATCAGATACTCCTCCGACGCTCCTGACAGAAGTACTTTGTCACCTGTTACCGGCTCCGTTTTTGTTGGTAATGCATTAATCATCTGATCTGCCACGTTTCATCTCTCCTTTACGTTTCTATCCATGTCGTCAGCCTATTGCCTTTTCTCGTTTTCAAATAGGCTCCTGACCTTGTTTTCAGATATCTTGTTTCGTAGGTAATAAATCGCCCAATGTAGGTAGACCCGAAGCCTACATCCGCTTTTTTTACCGTGATCCCATATCCGTATCCGATGTACTTCTCACCTGACTCGCTTTTCGCCCACCAGGTAAACCACCGGCTTGTAAACGTGCTTGTCACGTCTTTCCCCTCTTTATAGACTTTCGCTGTCAACGTCACGGTGTTATTCCCATTGTCGTTGTACTGGACGTTAAAGAGTAGCGTGTTGTCCGTTACTCCTGTGATATCTGTCTGCATACTGGATATATCCGCCTGTATCCCTTTCATGCCCGTCTGGATGTTTGTCACGTCCGTCCGGATCGTCTGCATCCCTTTCCGGACTTCGTCGATATCCTCCGCCAGCCCTTCCGCATCTGTCAGCACAATCACACTCTGGCTGTCCAGTTCATTCAGCCCGCCTGACGAGTACAGGGTACAGCGGATCGCCTTGACATTCCCACTAGACGGCGTGTAATTCTTCCAGAGCTCATCAGCCGCAGACATATACTTCTGCGCATAGTCCGTCCCGTCGGTGCTCTCCTCAATCTTGTAACGGCCTATGTAGTCCGTCAGCAGAACTCCATCGTTATACTGTGCATAAAAAGTCACCTGGGACGGCATCATCGTGCCATCCTGCTGTTTCCGGATCACTAGTGTGCTGCACCGCAGATTGTAGGACACACCGATCTTGCCGTCTGGAGCCTTGCTGATCGAGAAGCGCTTCTTGATGTGTGCGCCGCCGGTACGGACAACCAGGTACTTTCCATCTCGGGTTGTCAGTTTGTTGCCGGATTGGTCTGTCAGGTACATATCTCCTGTCCCGTAAAGGGCGTCAATATCCACCCATCCGTCATCGGTTGTCATGCCTGTTACCTGATACGTCCTTGTCTGGGCGTTCCAGGTTCCGGTCACGCCATTGGACTTCGTGACCTCATACGTTGCTTTTGCCGATACATCCGCATCCCCGGAGTAGACGGTGATTTTTGTGCTACAGTCCGAATAGTCCCCGCCGGATCCGTCCGTATTCGTATGTACCACATGCGCTTCGTTGCTGAGTACGGCGCTGATCGCATCCAGCGTATCAATCCCTTTGACCGCTTCCAGGGCTTTCTGTGCAGCGTCCTGGGCTGCATCCGCCGCTGACCCTGCCATCGTGATCTCACTTGACATCTGAGAATAAACCTGGCTCAGATTCTGGTTCTTTTCATCAAACCAGATCCGGCTGCTCTTTAAAACCTCCGTGGATCCGTTCATTTCCTCAAAAAGGCTGACGATATCCAGCTTGCTTCCTGCGATGGCCGCATCGTCCGCTACCATATCATTAACAATCATCCCGTCGGCAATCGCCCCAGGATGGATCCCCTCATCGTCGATCAGGGTTCCGGTGCCCTCCGCATTAAACAGAGCAAAGGTAAAGTCACCATTTGCGTCCAGACCTGCCTGCATCCGGACTGTGCCGTTTTTGTCTTTCCACTGCTGTGTGGCGCCGACAATGGAGATCCCGCCATCATCCGACTGGATCCGGAACTTATTTGTGCTGATCGTTCCGGCCAGAAGGTCGTTGACTGTCACCGCCTGCATGACGGCGTTGCGGATCAGAGCGCTGTCAATCACGGCGTTGGCCGATGTAAGGTGGATGTTTTGGAGGTCGCCGATCCCAGCATTTCCAGAGAGCAAGGACTTGATATTGGCGCTGTCGGTTTCTAAGACATTAATGACTGCATGGATTGCTTCCAAATTCCCCGCTGTTAAATCTTCAAATTCACCATATTCAACTTCCAAATTTTGAATGTGAGCATTAACAGCTTCCAAATTTTGAATGGTTGCATATGTAATTTTTGCCGTATCAACATCGAGTTTGTTTATCAGCGCATGATCGATCAAAACAAGCTGTGCATAGTATCGATCCATTTCGTTTGTTTTAGGACCTATAAACCCATTTACCTGCTCAGATTCCGACTTTCCAGACGCTTCCACTTCCGTTGTAAGACCACCATCAAATTCTACAGTTAAAGACATAACTGGCATTTTATAGGATGTTCCGTTTTTGTCTTTTACTGTTAGAATATCCCATGGATCAATACACGGGTCTCCCAGAAACCGAATTGATCCCGGCATATATGCAAAATCTCCAATAACGTCCCATACGGAATTTAAAATAGCTTGTGTCATAAATGGATTAGAGAAGCTGATTTCTCTTGTGCCACTCCCTGCACTTACTGAAATATCATTTCCTTCTTCATCTTGTCCCGTATAGCACGTGATTTTCTCTACAATGTATGGAATATCACTATGTGTAAAACCATCCCAATACCGATTCGTATTGATTTCATAATTAGAATCTATATATGTTCTGATTTCAATTTCTCCGGTTCTATTGCATATTGCAAAGCCACCGTACATCTGAGCAATATAGGAAAGTACCTCTCTACACGTATAGCCAACTGGCTTGTCTATACTTAAAGAATCTAAACCTTCCGTTACAACCGGAACTCCAGTTAGATTTTCAATTTCTGATAAAACCGCCGTTGTGGTAGTCTTGTCCGGAAGACTTAGAAAACATGGAACCTCCATTTTCATCATGCGATCATATGCAGTAATTGAAATGACATCCTCTTGTTTGTCCGGCTTCTTAGTTGTAAAATACCCCATTGGCACATATTCAACCAATCCGTTAACTTCTAAGCCAAACTGAAGTAATAGTTCTTTACTTTCAAATTGAACATCCATGCTCTCAAGAGTCATCTCAATATATTGAGAAACGGCAGATCCAACCGTGAAATCATCTCCACGATTAGAACCGCCGTTTACCTTTATACTCTTTATTCCAGACGTTATTATTGTATCATCAATAGAAATAAGAGCCTTAAATGTTCTGGAGTCTTCTTTAATCAACTGAGAAAAGGCATCTGAAACTTGATACATTTCCTATCACTCCATCCGTTTTTTACATAGCAATCATAAATTGCAAAATTTCCAAATCTTCTGGTGTAAGAGCGTCAAATTTACCATCGTCACACCGTTCTATGTCTTCCAATGTTACGGTATGGATCTGAAACTCTATTTCAATTTCCAGAAGCTCGTTCATCTCCTCAGCATAGGCTTTCCGGTCTTTCAGCACATACTCATTTCCATTTGTCTGATTCTGTCCGTTTTCATCTTTCGCACAGTACTTTTCCAGAATCTCAGCACGTGCCTCTTCATATGCCTGTGCCGCTGATTCCATAGCTTTCATATTTTTGTTGATTGCAAAGCCAACCTTGATCGGGAGCTGCTTCCTTTTGATTTTGGCAATTCCATTAAAAACTGCCACCATCTGTTTATTCTTGATCTTCATTACTCTGCTTCCTCCTTCTTCTGATTGTCATCTGTATCTTCTGATCCTCCTGCCTCCTGGGTCTGCTGGTCTTCCAGATCAAATAGCAAGTTATCAAAGTCAACCATATCTTTGCGGCATTCCGCCTTATTTGCCTCGTACAGATCCAAATCCTGAATGGTCTTACTGCTGTTGCTCCGGCCAGACTCAGGGATTTGGGCAGACATATAAACTGCGATTCGATCTCCACTTTCTTCATTATGGATTATTGATTGATAAGATAATGATATACTTTTTGTTCCTTTTAACATCGTTTTTTCCTCTCAATTCTGTTTATTTTTCAATCAAATCTACTTTTACACCGTTATATGTAAGCATTCCATTTACATAACTGTATACAGGATATGTCGGAGTACCTGCATAAAACCTTTTGGTGATCCGACTGTTACTTCCTGGATCCAGGAAAGTCACATAAAAAAAGGCGGGGGAAATAGCAGCATCAATAATTGCCACATCCTCCCGACTTAAAGGCGGCCACTCACACTGTAATTTATATTTGATCCCTACTAGATCTCCTATTAAATTACCGTCAGCCGCCCTCCCTGTATTCGCAGACCAGACTTTTTCTTTTGTAATCGTTAATCCTTCTTTTTTCAAGGTTGGCATCGTAACACTGCCAATCACAAGAGGCTGACTCACGATACCACCTCCTAATACACAAATCCAAAGTTTGGATCCGATCCTTTCATCTCATTATATTTTTTTACGATTTTTGTGACCAGCTTACCGCCATCAATCTCAAGAGTTATATGAACATCCCCATTTTTCCCTCCGACTGATTGAGACATGGCCGCTAAAACCGCATTGTAGATTGCAGGTCCCACACCTTCTGCAATACCAGAAATAATCTGATTATTATTTGCAACCACATTTCGGTTCCCCATTCTTCCTACAAGTTCTGGCCCGCGTTCATTGGCTATAAACAATTCCCCCATATTTGGGAAACCACCCTGAGCATACCACTTGACTTTGAACCGAGGGATTGATATTACCTTATCGCCAACACTTTGCTTGGAATAAGATGATATATTCATGTGTGGAGTAGGAATATGTACAGATTGCAATCCTCTTTTGAATGAATTCGCCGCATTTTTTCCAACCGTGTACATACTTGACATTGCGCTACTTACTTTTGATGGAAATGACCGAAATACAGACACGCATGAATTCATTTCACTTTTTGTTACGTTCACCATTGATTTCCAATTTGCTCGATAGGAACTGATAATAGAGTTCATAGAAGACGAAATACTATTTTTCATATTTCCCATTTTTTGTGAGACGCTTGTCTGCATCTGGCCTATCGCACTGGTCGATGTAGAACTGATAGAACGCCATTTTGACTCAAAAATGTTTCCAACTTGGTTCATCGTACTTGATACGATGCTCTTCACAGAGTTCATTTTTGACTTCACAGAACTATCAATTCCGTTAATCGAAGAATCCACCTGTCTTTTGGAATTCGACCATGCCTTTGACGTATCGGATTCCGTTCCTGACCAAGTTTCTTTTACCTTGCGGCCGATTGATCCGAAAATATTTGATGCGCCACTCTTCATGCTTTCCCAGATATTTCCTGCGGTTTTCTTCGCACTCGACCACAAATTTGAAGTTGCTGACTTCGCTCCCTCCCAAGCCTTGGAAACGCTGTCCTTGATGTTCGTGAATTTTTCAGAAGCCCATGATTTCAGATTGTCCCATGTTTTAGAAAGTGAAGTGCTGATTTCAGACCATTTTTTCGATGTCCAGTCTTTCACCTGATTCCACTTTTCTCCGACCCAATCTTTCACTTTCGATGCTGCATCCTTGATCTCATCCCAATGAGTCACGATCAGAGCAACTCCACCAGCAATTCCAGCAATCAATAGACCTGTTGGGCTGAAAATCTTCGTTCCGATACTGGTTAATATCGGGCCAGCTTTTGCAACAACCGTAGACGCCGCTGAGGAAATTTTAGGGAAAATTGTACTAGAGATAAAATCAACTCCAGTCTTTATCGCAGGAGCCGCCGTGGTTGTAATAAAATCTCCAATACCCGTAAACGCCTTGCCTGCTAAATCTGCAACCTTAGAAGCCACCGAACCGATTTTAGAGAACAAACCACCTTCTCCTGTGATATGACCAATTCCCTCTGAGACTTTAGGAACTACTCCGGTCTTAATCAGATCACCGAATCCGCCAAACGTATTCGAGGCTTTTGTGATCCATCCGAGAATTTCTGCGGATAAGTCAACAAAGCCGAATACTCCTTTTAACAGTGTCAATCCAGCAACAAATGCAAGGAAAACTCTTCCTGTTCCTGTATCAAACAAACCTGAAATAACTCCGCTGAATGCTGTAAATATAATATCTCCAACTGTCAGTAAAATTCCGGCCCAGTCAATATTTCCAAGAAACTCTCCGATCGCCACACCTATTGCGTTCCAGTCTGTGTTTTGAACTACAATATTAATAGTGCCAAGCAAATTCATTACAAAGTTACTCAACGTAGTGGCAAGCGTAGCCCAATCCGTATTATGAATGAAATTGTTTATTCCGGTATATAAATTCTTTGCAATCGAATCCCAATCAACCGTAGAAGTAAAATTACGCAAAATGGTTGCCAATCCATTTAATCCAGTTGATAATGTCAAACCAATGGTTCCGAAATCAACTGTAGAAAAAATACCATTTACAGCATTTGCAAATGAAATTCCAATTGTCTCGTAATCCAAATTCATTACTGTTCCATATAAAATGTCCCAGATAATCATAAATTTGTTTCCTACGAATTGACCAAGGTTGTCCCATTCTACCTCATAAAATATTCCATTTACACCTTCAGCAAACTTTGATCCGAGGTTTTTCCAATCTATACCGGTAATTAAAAGATTCAACGTATTAATAATTGAATTTATTCCTGCTCCTACCGTTCTTCCCATCAGATCCCAGTTGATATTATCAACAAGGCTGTTGAATGTAGTCGTGAAAGCATTGCAAAAATAAGTAATCTTTGGACCTACGTTCTTCCAATTGATTGCATCGTACAACTTCTGCAATCCTGTGTTGACTCCATCGGCTAAGATTTCTCCAAGCCCTTCCCAGTCTTCAGCAAGGAACGCTTCACGGAGTTTCTTGGCAAAGTCTGCTAATGGGCCATCAACCTTAACGGTTTCAAACATATCTGAAGGTGACAGATCTAATCCGCCACCACCTGAACCATTTCCACCTCCGGAACCTCCGGAGCCAGATCCTGCGTTAGGATCATTTAAAATATTCAACTGGTCAAATCCTAAGACTGTTCGTTGAAGCTTTTTTGCGGATTTGTTGGCATCATCTAAGCCTTTTCCTGCATCACTTCCGGAAGAACCGACATCAGCAAGTGAAGCGCCGTAATTTTGCACTACCTTCTTTGCGTGAACCACAAATCCTTTTCCGGTTAATGCGGCAAAAAAAGTGCCGATGGCATTCAGCGCACCGGCAATCATATTAATGAATGACTGTATATAAGGTGCCACTACATTCACAATCGGAGCAAATGCCGCCGCCCATGCATTTTTCAGGTACGTCAGGGCAGACACCATAGAAGAAATACTCTGATTATAAACATTGCTGTACTGTACAAGGTTATTAGAACCTTCCGCAATCGCCCGCTGGATAGCGCTGATCCCTTGGAATACAAAAGAAAAAAAGACAGATGATCCGATCATCCTGCCCCAACTCATTCCCTTATTTGTTTGTTGTTGCAATCCAAAAACCGCATTTCTCATACGGCCAAGCTGTTCTATTGGATAAGCCAGTCCTTTCCCCAGTTTTCCAAGCGTTGATAAAAAACCAGAAACCGCCCCAGATGCTTTCTTGAAACCACTTCGCACAGTTGTAGTGAATTTTTTTACTTTAGAAGTGGATGAACTGAGTGCATTTCCGATGCTCTTCAATCTGGATGCACTGCCGGACTTACCAACCTCAGCATTTGCAGAATCACGAAGAGCCTTGTTATACTGCTTCTGTTTTGCTGTTAGAACCGCAAGTTCCTTGGCCTTTTCATCGTACTCTGGATCGCCTTGCTTAAATCCCTGAGAAGCAATTTCAAAGAGTTCTTTTTTCAGTTTTCGAATCTGAGCCTCATATGTCTTGAGTTCTTGATCGTCCAACGATTTTTTAAAGCTGTTCATTTTAGAACCGACAGATGAAGCGCTTTCTCCTACTTCATCTAACTGCTTCTTAAACTCTGCGGCTCCATCTCCGAATGTCATATCCAGAGCTTCATTAACATCTACCGAATACGAAGTCTCTGGAATGGATATATTGCTTTCACCTTTATCTGGAAACGAACTTAAATAACTTCTGGATCTACCCAAAATATTATCTAAGTACGCAAGCTGTTTTATTGTATTAGAAAAATCAACCTCGCTATCAGCTTGTCTTGCTACCTCATACAAATCTAAGAACTTTTCTTCTACCGCATCAATATATTTAATGAGATCATCTTCTGTCTTGAATGTAGGTAACTCAAAGTCTTTTCCAAGCCCTTTAAATTCCTCAATTGCAGAATCAATCTCAGAATTCTCTTTTCCGCCTGACTGTGTAAGAGCTTCACCCAACTCACGAAACAGCCTCTGTCTTTTCTCGATTTCATCCCCAAGATCTGCGGTTGCGTTCCTTGCCCTCTGGATTTTATACACAAGTTTATCATACGCTTTTCCAAGCTCTCTTGGTTGCTCAACAGAAATCTTTTCATCCAGTGCAGCGCTATATCTCCTTGCCTCTCTCTGCATCTTGGCTTGTTCTCTTTGCAATTCTCGGAATCCCATGTCGGAATAATCAATGCCGAATCCAGCTTTGCCATATTTATCGAATAAATCATCGATTGACCTTGCTGTCTTATCAAAATCCGCATTTTCAACAGATGGGGCCTTTCTTGCTTTTGGCTTTTTAGCCATGGAATCCATAGTTTTCTGCGCAGATTCAAGCCCAGAAAAATCGAACTTAAATGATTCTGAAAGAGACTTCATTTCAGAAAGAGAACTGTTAAATGCGTCACTTTCTGCTTTTGCCACTCTCAGTTCTGTGTTCAAATCTTCAACGCTTCTTGCGACAGCTTCATACGCTTCATCTTCGTTGACCTTACGAAATGCCTGGTCTCTCAAAGAAATAAATTCTCTTACTGAATCATTAATCGCATAGAACTGATCCTCTGTATTTGAAACATCAGGAAGAATATCAGAGAATCTTCCCTTTAATTCCTGATAAATACTATCAAGCTCAATCCCTGTTCCAGTGGACATTTTGCTTTTGAGAATACCGGACCGATCCTTATAATCATCCCCAAGAGATTTTGCGGTTTCTGGACTGATCCTGATTTTCCCAATAGCACGAATGGTATCGTAAAGCTCTTTATAATCAGAACTTACGTTCTCTGCTACACTCCCGTTTCTCTTGATGACGTCACCAAGTTTGTCCATGTCGGAAATATAGCTTTTATTTTTCCCTCCGGAATACAGACCATTGGCAATACTGTTTGAAAGGTTTCTGACCTGTCTTTTCACCTCTGAACCGGCACGATCCAGATTGAATCCCTTAATCAGATCATCCGCCATTCTCTTGCCAAGCTGCTCAGCTTTTTTCTCACCCGTGGAAGTTCCGAAGAACTTGTTCATGTCAAAGCCTTTGTTCGCAAGCAACATGACTTTAGCAAGGCTATCCGCAACACAATCTAACCTTTTTTCCATGCCAGACAATGCACGATTCGCTTTATTCGCTTCTGCTTCGACTACTATATCAAGTCTATCAATTTCATCTGACACTTAATCCACCACCTTGCTTGCTTTATTTTTGTTAAAGACTTTTACCCACTCACCGAATCGTATGGACGCTACATCTGACTGCTCTACCGCTTCTTTCTGAGACACACCAAACCGTTCTTCTGGGTATTTGCTCTTATTATCAATCTCCGCACCTATGGCACGAAGAACATAAAGTCCATTAAGCCATGCTGAATAATCAAGCAAATCGGCCTGCCTCTGCATCCCCTTTTCATGTTCTTTCGCATATATGTGCATGATCTTGGGAGTCAAATTCATAAATTCCGAATACGGGATCCCACATCGGATTGCCAATGGAAGATAGACATCGCTGATTCCCTGTTTAAAACTTGTAATACGGATTACTTCTCCGCTTCCTCGGTCTCCAGTTCCTCGGTCTCCGTCTCCGCTTTCTCTTCGTTCATGCTGAGCATCTTTTTGAAAAAATCAGATTCATTTACCGCCTTACTAAATGCATTGATAATATCCTGAAGCTTTCCACCTCCAAGAATATGCTGTTCAATCAGGTGTTCCGCCTCTGTCCGATCACATCCAACAACAGCACAAACAAATCCCATAGAGCAGAGCATCATCTGTCCTTTCTGAAATGCTTCGATAATAGAAAATCCCTGTTCCTCCATAATCGTAAAATGTTTAAAGGTCAACTCTGGTACATCATAGACTTTGTGATTAAGTTTCAATTTCATATCGTTTTTCCTCCGTCAAATTATAAAAATAAAAGGGAGCAACATATATCACTCCCAACTTTCAATCTATGCGCTCGGAAACGCTGTTGCCGCAGCTTCCGGATTGATAATAGTGGACGGTGTAACCGTAATTGTCATTTCACGAACACCATTTACTTCACCCTCATTTACGAAGACGGAATGTTGACCTTTCCAGGAAAATACACCGTCTTTCCCGCCTTCTCCAAAATTCAGTTCATAAACCTGCTCTTTTCCAGCGCTTTCATTGATCTCTTCGTATTTCGTCTTATCAAAGTTTGCTGTAAACTGCATAGACTCTACCTGCTGAACACCTGGAACAAATGTCTGCATAGTGTCCTCAAGATCGGTTGTTTCGATTTGTTCCGGCTCTCCACCTAACTGTGGATATGTTTTAATTTTGCATAGTTGCTGAAGTGCTCCAGATGTAGCACCAGCCTTTAATACAGTATTAATTGTGCTTAATCCTGCTGACATTGTTTACCATCCTTTCTACCGGCTAACTCCTGCCGGTCAGCGACTACCTCTTGCGGCAGCCGGTGCATAATAAAAGAGAGCCATTAAGCTCCCTTGGTTTCAAATTTCTCTATTTCATCCACTGATGACACGATTCTACGAAACCTTGCCACCATGCGGAAGACATTGGTGTCTGCGGCGTTCGTAACCTTTGACGGACCGTACCGCCGCTCATAGCCCATGACTCTCATAGCGTCGCAGGCTTTATTGATGATCGTCTTAGCTTCCGTGATATTCTTGTTGGAAAACGACTGAATCTCAATCATGGAAACCACCGCATTTTCAGTGTTCTCCAAATCAACCGCCGTGTCCGGGTTGTCAATCTGCTCCACACTGACTGCTGGGAATGAAGTGGGGAATTTCGTGTTGTCATTCTGCACGGTCTGACAAACATCAGAAATATAGGTCTTTACATTGGTAAGCACCCTGTTCTCAACATTAATCACTTCCAAACACATCCTTTGCAATGTTCATTATCACGCTCATATCCCGCAACTCCTGTGCTGTCTCATACATGAACGGACGAGACGGCATACCTTTTGTCCAGTGCCATTCTCCATCATTGAAGTACCACCACCCGGCTTCTCCGTGATTATTGGTATCATACTTCCAATTCGCAAGCCCTGTATCTGGATGAGGATTTGACTTTCCGACAACGCCTGTCCCAAACTCAACGAAAGCCGCCCAATCACAATCCGTGTATATATAATAGGAAGCTCCATTGGAAACAATGTCTCCTGGCTCCAGATTCATACTTTTCAGAAGCTCCCCGGTCATCACAGCGTCAAAGCTAAGTATCTTTAACTGGGCGATTGCCACACCCTCTTCTGCCAACCGATAAGCGAACTCTTCACACTTATCCGGCAGGCTCTTACGATACTCTCGGACTTTCTTCGCAAGGTCACGGAAGCCTTTTGCGGATAAACCCGTTTTATACCTTTGCATAGCTACTCTTCAATACGGTCAATCCCGTATTCTACGGCACACATATGCTCAATTTTGCACCCACGGGCTTCATCCCATCCCGGTGCGAAATAGGCTACATCAGCAGTAGACAGCAGTTCCAGTGACTTTCCAAGAAACCACAGGGGTCTTGCGTCTGCCGGTGCGTTCTGGAAAAATGAATCAATCACTTCCACGGGTTCTCCAACTACCGCTTCTGCTTTCCTGATTGCTGTATCTCTTTCTTTCAGAATATCTTCGTCTGACTTGCCTTTCATAGGCTGTGAAATAAATAATTTCTTCATGTTCTCTCCTTACTGGGCGTTCTTCGCCCTCGCTTTCAATGCAATCACCAGTTCATTCAGACCATCTGCCGGAGGCGCCGCCACCTCATAATCTGCTGAATCCGGGTCTGCCGTCCCATCTTCCAGAAGAACCGGCTCTGTCTCATACCAGACAAGGGATGTCTCGGTAATCGGCAAGTCCATATCCGTTGTTGATATAGACCGTGTAAAGTCTATATCTGTTCCGAATACTGCCGCCTGCGCTGAACCTTTCCCCGGTGATAAATTGGCATAAAAAGAAACCGGCGGACTATACCCTGCCGTATAATCCCCGGTCTCGTCTCCATTTTCATCCACAATAGGAATCTTGTCTCGGTACAATGCGTACCAGAGCTGTCGTTGGTTTTTCTTTAATGAACGCATATTACTCCCTTAAAAATACTTCAAAATCACATCTTGTAATACTGAAGCATACCCACATAAATTTTCATAAGAACTCTTGTTTTTCGTTTTTAGGGCCAATAATTCCGATGATGAAACATCAGGATGTTTTGTTTTTTCAAGATTTGCAATAGTACTTTTATCTGTACGATATTGTTTAAGGTCATCCTTTAGATTTTTTAAGCACTGTCCACATTCATCAGAAAATTTTTTGTTCTGATCATCTAATCCAAATCTCTCTTCATAAGCCAATTCATCGTCTAATTCATGCTCAATATCAGATAAGTACTGCATACGCTGTTCATCATCATCACAATTTTTCATTAACACAAGCATATTTCGTATACACCTAATTCTCCTTTTTAAATTACGAATATACGCAACGCCTTCTCTCTTGTCATCCTGTTTGCGATAATACTTTGTTACCAACCATCCACTAAACCCTCCAGACAGACCTCCTGTCACCAATCCAATGATAAGATCATATATTATTGAACACATCTCCTTCACTCTCCTTTCACCGCTATTATACGATAAAAGAGAATAATTTTAAACGAGATTTTACGCTCTTCCCACCACCAATACCGAACGCACCCTGCGGTTCTCACCACGCACAATCTTCTTTGACTAATCCTATGACTAATCAATGACTAGCCTAAGACTAAATTGCGGCTTTACCCTGCCGCCGGGAGATATTGGATCACCGAACCTTTCTTTTCAGAATCCTGCCCATGCAAAAACTCCTTTCAGACAATCCTCTCTGTCTTTCCATGTCCTCGATGTTCCATTTGATGAATGGGCGCTCTGCCCTTCTGCTCCAATCTGGTTATAATCGTATAGAGCCAGTCCACGGATATTCGAGTAAAGTACACCAAGGTCTTTCTGAATGTCCTCCTCGGTGAAGTGCGACGGATAACTCCGCCGGTTCCTCACCTCCCGGACAGCATTTTTCACTTTCACAAGCATAGCCGACTTATCATTCTCTTTTGTTAGATTCAGTTCAGACACCAAATCCGCATATACTTCACCCTGAATATCCATGATCTATCACTCCTATGAATCTTTCGCTGTTACCGTGGCAATTCCGGCTTTCACAGCTCCGTATGATTCATCACACTCTACGATCAGAATCTTCTTGCCTGTTTCTGCTGTGATTTCATCTTCGCCGTTCCATGCACTGTACATCCGTACGTTTGCTCCGTATTCCGGAATGGTCACATTGTTTCCTACCTTATAGCGGTAAGAATTTCCTTCCGTAAGTTCCGGATCAACAGTGATTGCTGTTTTTCCCATTTCTGAAGCACTTGCACCACTTGTTACATCCAGTTCTCCGATTTCACCATCTGTAGCATCATCTACAGTTCCTGTTTCCAGAAGGTACACAGAATCCATTCTTTCATAAGACGGAAGAAGTGTTTCCGCAACAACCGTCATTGTCTGCATAGTGGAATCATATGTAGTAACTACTGCGACAGCCACACCAGACGGAAGAATCGTCACATCAATATCCTTCGCTTCCATCTTCGCCAGTTCTTCCGGAGTCATACCAAACCATGTGTTTCCGAGATTTCCTTCAGGTACAAATGTCACAAATCCATCTGGCACAAACGGATGTGTAACCCCTGCTTCATCCTTGTATTTTTTCTTGTATACAACAACTTCCACACCCGGATGCAGGTCGGAAATCAGGTTCTTCACAAGCTGGCTTGTCATATAAACATTTGCAGTTGGATTCTGCGCAAGAATCGCCTGCTGTACCTGCTTGCAGTTCTTCAGAAGCGTAAGCTCTGCCTGGGACATTACCAGGTATTTAATCGGCTCATTTGCATCCTCGATGATTTTCGCAATATCATCAAGAGGTTTCGCCGTCTCTGGATTCGCCCACAGTCTTGTCCCACTCAAAACCTTTCTGTTGTTCTTCGCCCACTGACCATCAGCATCATAATTATACTGATACACCACTCCATCACTGGAAATGTAGATAGATGGGCCGTCAGCCTCTGGGAACAGGAGCTGCATCCTCATTCTTTCAGGAACAACATTTGCACCATCCACCAGTGTCTTTGTGTCATTGAAAATATTGTTGACAACATCTTTCACAAACGGAGATGTCATGTCAGACAGCTTCGCCAGCTCGATTCTGTCATGTTCGGAAACAACCATTGCTTCACGGAAGAACGCCATTTCCTGTTTGTTGATGCCGAATCCTTTTCTTGCCCGGATAGTAGCCTTCGCATCAAAGTTACTCGGAGCAAGAGACACCGGCAGCCCATTCGCTGTTTTAATCCATTTTAGATCAATAGATGTCTTTCTTTTGTTCGGCCAGAACGCCAGACCAAGATCTGGAATGCTGTTACTCTTGTCATTTTTCGTATATACGGCAATGGCCGCTGAATCATATACTTCGTTCAGGTTAATCATCGTTTCTTTACCTCCCTTATTCAAACACGATCATAGGAAGTGCTGTTTTTGCCGCATCGGCAATAGCCGTTCCGTAATGTTTCGTAATCACATCATTGCGGACATATGCTTTTTTCAGGATTGTCCCCTGCGGTCTTGTCTGTGGCACGTCGTGAAGCAGGATTCCGATACAATTCTTATCGTTCTTAATCACTCCGCCTGCACCAATCGGCGCCCCTGCCTTGCAAACACCATCCGTAAATGCTGTAGAATCAAGTGTAATCGGAATCGCTTCAAATCCCGGTCGTTTCAGTATATTCACCTCATCCGCCACTGTAATATTTTCGTTACCCATAGCCTGAATAGCCATAATCTCATACCTCCTACTTGTAATTTCCGATAATGTCCTCTGCGCTTTCCGCATCAGATCCTTTATCATTTACCAAAGACTCCGCAAATTTCTCTGCGTCTGTCTTGTCATCAGCTCCCCCGCCACCGCCAGAACCTCCCGGCGTATTTGTTCCATCCATAAGCTCTTCCTTGGTTTTCTGGACTGCTGATTCTTTCTGTTTTGTAATCAGATTTGCAAGGTTTGTTGCCATTGACTTTGTTGTATCTGCATCATCAGACACAATGCCGTCAATCAAATCCTTGTAATCCTCCTCTGCCAGTCCTGCGGCTACGAGAATTTTTTCTGCATCCAGTCTATTTGTTTTTTTCGCAAAGTCGGCTTTTGCATCCTCCGCTTCTCTTAAGGCTTTCTGCACTTTCTCTTCGTCTGTCAAACCGGCTTCTTCTAACTTGTCATACTCTTTAGCCTTACGAACCAGTTCATCATAATCTGCTTTTTTCGGCACCTTATCTTTCCATGCCTTCACATCATTCCCGTTGATATTCAGAATCGCCGTAATCTGCTCTTCCGTAGCATCCGGAAAGCTCTTTTTGATATCTTCTCTTGTCATTTCGATTTCTCCTTTTCTTTCGGAACATACACTTTTTTAACACAGTGCGCTCCGTATAGTTCCTGTCCTCTTACGCTCGAACTTGCAAAATAAAAAGACAGCTACGCTCCAAACGTGACACCGCTCGAAGTCTTTCTGTCTTTTAGATAGCTTGGTTTTCTTGGTTTCTTTGTTTTCTCCGGGTCATCCCGGCTCCTCTGTGATTTTACCTTATCTGTCTTATTGTCCATTCCTAAACTCCTTTCAGCTGACATCGGCAGCCGATATGTGGTCTTCGTGGTACATTTTCTATGTCAAATATCATTCCGTGTAAATCCGCACATTCAGAACACACTTTTTCATCCTGCGCTGTTATCCATTGAACTCTCCTCACACCAGAATCCTGCATCTCCCTGAGAAAAATCGTCCTCTCCATATCTACTGCAAATTCTTCTACCTGCATATTCCAGTTTCGGACATTCTTTTTCTGCTGAACCAGAATTTCCGGGTCTGACAAATCTTCAATGGACAAAATTGTTTCAAAGTACCGAGATTGTTTACGCTCCATCTCTGATGAGAAAGCATACAGAAGTGTTCTGCTGTATGTCGCCAGCAGTTCAACCAGATCATACTTATCAGCTTCAAATCCGTTCTGTTCTGCCAGATATTCAATCAGACCAGAGTAGAACTTATCGCTCTGCCGCTTCAATTTCTTGAAAAGGCTTTCTGTTTCCGTCTTAACGCTCATCACATTAAGCTCATCGAATTTCAACAGAGTCAGCCTGAAATTGTTGAACGCCGCCTGTGTTTGCTTCTTCACCTTTTCTATATTTTCGTCTATGTACTCATACATCCACTATTCCTCGCCGTCTCCGCCATCATACGACCACTTCTGAAAACTTGGGTTTTTTGAAGCGTCAACCTTTCCCATACCAGATTTTTCTCCGGCTTCTTCCGGGGAGAACCCGGCATTGAGGTACTTCACGAACAGTTCTGCTTGCTTTGTCTGCGTTTCTAGGTCATCCTCCGAAACCTTATACTTGGCATCCAGATACGGCTTAGATTCCAGATAAACTTTTTCCGGGTCGCTCCAGAGTCCAACGGTTCGTATTGCAATCTTCGGATGAATCCCTTTTTCAAGCAGATAAATCAATGCCTGCGATTTAACAAGCATATTGTCCGTATTATTCCGAGTAATCTTGACGTCAATATCGGAGATGGTCAGTTCCTCGGAAATCTGCTGCTTCGTTTTGAGAATATTCAATGCAATCCGCAGGAACTCTTTTTCAGCCTTGATGGTAACTGGCTCGTCAATCTTTGCTCTCTGCTCTGCGAAATCCCATCCGTTTCTCAAATACACAGCCTGTCCAGTATCACCGCCAGTATTCTGCTCTCTGGACGGCATACCTTGAATGATAAGAAAATTCTTGTAAAGATCATCCTTTGAGGTTTGCGTCTGCTGTTGATCGAGCTGTGAAGATACCATACCGACATCAGCCGGGAAGGACGGATTCACCGTTTTTACCTTCAGAGCCCCAATCTTACACATCCGCAAGAACGTATCTTCATCAATCTCGCAATTTACAAACTTTACAAAAGCCTGTACAAACTGCTCTATCCCATCAACACGGTTTGATTGAATCTTGTTGATGGCATCCGTCATTGTTATGGTAATTTCTACATCAGACAGCCGCCGCACATTATTCGGATACTCCACAAGCAGGATTCTTCCATGCCCGTTTGGAGTATCTCCGACTACATCTCCATCTTTTATCTCAAACACTCTTTTCGGCGTTGTGCATAACCAGTACTCCTCGTCATTTTCGTCCCAACATTTTGAAAACGATGCAAGCGGCTTGTGTCCATGCTTGGAAGAATACACAATGAAGTTATCCCGTGGATCAGCACAGTCAATTCCCATCGCCGGTTCCCCTTCTTCGATCTCTTCCCACCGTTTACTCCAAGTCTCTCTGTAAGCTGTACCGCAAGTACTCTGCCAGTCTCCGATCTGAATGTCGTAGAATGATTTATCAATCACCCTCATGTAATCATTCAGCTTATCAATCTCACTGGACAAACTGCTTTTATCCTTGGTGCTGACATATTGTATAGGCTCTCCGTAGGTTTGTGCTGTCATAAATCGCACCACTTCCAGAGCGTGATTTTCAACTACATCATTCTTGATCTCTGGCCTGACATCCTTTTCCCGATACAAAATCGGCTGATCTCCTGCGACATAGTGATACAGATAGTCAATCTCTCTTCTGTTCTGGTTGTGAATCGGAAGAGCATTTCCCATTACATTACGAACATTCTCTCTATTGACTTCTCTCACATTGCTGAAAATCACTTTCCGTCCATAATGCCCACGGCACACCTTATGGAAGGGCTTTATATTTTTGTGCCACATATTCTCCACCTACTCACCTACTTTCTGCACCAAAAAAGCCACACGCAAAACAACATTACTGGCTCGCGCGTGGCTTTCTATATAACTTTTCATTATAATGATACCATGTCCAAAATATAAATGTGATAAATCTTTTAAACCGTGTTTATGATCTGCGATACCCTCGCTTGCGTATATCCCACACTATCAGCAATCTCCCTTTGCGAAACCCCATCCAGATAAAACATACTGAAAATTTCTTTCTTTTCTCCATCCGGCATCTTAGAAATAAATGCTTCCACTTCAGCAACTTCCTTCAGGACAGCATCTCTTCGCACTACCTTATCTCTTAATCTTGCGCTTATCTCATCTGCCGCTTTTGGCTCTGCCATCTGTACGGTCATATGAGTCTCAATATACGGAAAATTCTTTGATGATCCAGAAACTTTTCCGTTTACGATTGGTACATCTTCCAAACGATTTTCAAGTTTCTCAATAGCTTTTTCAAGAAGGACAAGCTCTCTTTTATTCCGCTTGTACCTTGAAAAGATAGATCTATCCATGCTTACCACCCTACTCTCTTTTTGATTGCGCTCATAATCGCTTTCCCATCAATATCTGTATACATTGATATTTCGTCTTCAAAAAATCGCTCACAATCATTACGCATCTGTGATGCCCATATATCTTTTCTGTTACGTTTCAGCTTTTTCAACGCAATTTCATAATCTGTAACAGCCTGTTTTACGACTGCCACTGCCAGCCGTTGATATCCATCAAGACAATACGCCTTTTCTTTCATAAGCCCCTCCTATGCATAAGTTGTTTGATTAGCTCCAATTCCGACTGACTTCATTGTCACGGCTTCTTCATAATCCCACCCAAGTTTGTGTATTCTGTCATATGCCGTGCTTGGATTAACGCCATTTTCCCTACATATAGAAGCGAATGACTTCCTCTGCGTAGGAGTTTCAAAGGCTCTCTTAACATCCCATCCATGAGTAATTCTGTGATGTATCGTGTCATACTTTAAATCCAATTCTTTACACCACAACATAAGATCTTTAAAAATCCCATTATATTCAACAATGATGGATGCTCTTTTGTTATACGCTTGGGCTTTCTTTTCTATCCACTCGCAATTTTCCGGACAATAATTGCCATTCACGTCTTTTCTTTCAAGCGTTAGCCCGTCCTTATACCCATGTTGATAAGCCCACTCTGCAAACTCATCAAATCCCTTAAGCCATTCTTCACAAATCTCTATTCCACGCCCTCCGTAATCCTTATATCTTTTACAATTAGAATTCGAACACCTCTTTTTCATCCCATGATAAGAATGCCAAAGACTTAAGTTTTCCTTTTTAGAGTATTTATTCCGCATACTTCCTCCTAAAATGGTCTGGCAAATGCTTCACATCTCGCATATGAGCCACCATATTTCATGTCGCATAGCTGTGCCATTGAATCTGGGGCATCATCATGTTTATTCTTTCCCTCATATGTGAAGGAAAAGATATTCTGCATGAACCGTTGATACTCTTTGCTCCTTATTCCATCTTCCAAAAAGTACATTTCCCGTATCTCCGGGGCTTTATCGTAAATTCTTCTGTCTTTCGACTTCTGGCTGCCCGGAGCTTTCCATGTGATATTTGCCCGATACCCCTCTTTTCTCAACTCCGTGTCAACCCATTCATGGTAATCCGTAGTTGTTTTCGTTTCCTCAAACTGTATTGCTTGGATCTTGTGTTTGAGTATCATATCTTTTATGAGAGGACGAGTAACATACTTATCGCCATTGTTAAAGACTACATCGTGTATGTAAAAATCTCCATCAATCTCATAACACACTGGAGCAGAAACGTAATCCCCACCACCAAAGGCCTCATCCACCGCCATGAAGATACGATCAGGCTCCCTGTCTGGAAGTATTCCATTGTAAAATCTCATAGTTGCAGGCTCGAATAATGCTCCGAAACGCTCAATCGGCTCCTGCTGACACTGTGCAAACCACGATGCCAAATCTTCGTTTTCCTCAAACGACGCTCTCATCATTCTGAAATCAGCAGTGCCATAGCCCAAATCAAATGGATAGTCAAAATTGCTTTCATCGTTCTCATCCAACGCCGGAATAGAAATAACTTTGAATCTACGCCCTGCAAATTCTGGATTTCCCTCCAATAGCCTGCGTCTACGTCCCTGCACATCACCAAGCGCCCACCTTGTCCCCATATTTATGAGTTTCGACTTTTTCTTCAGACGCTTCATAAAGTTGTTATCATACAATCCCCACACAGTACTCTGTCTGTCAGTGCTTATTGCTTCGGAAATGCCACTGAACAAGTCATCCGCTATACCAAGTCCGCTACAATCGCACGCACCGTTCAGTGTTCCGTAAATACTTCGACAAGTAAATGTCGGATATGTCTTTACTCGGTTCATCTCAATGGTTTCATCATCGCCGTTGAGCTTCGCAATAGAATTTCCCGGGAAAATCTCTGCATATGTGTATGTTGGGTCATTGATAAGCTCAATACAGCCATTATAAAATCCTTTGGTAATCTTATCGGAAAAAGCCGTGTAAAGGTTGGACAATTCCGTGTTCCGAGATCCCCACCATACATAAGCAAATTTAACAATCTGCGTCTTTCCAGTTCTCGGCGGAAGATTGATAAACAATTCATCCAATAAATCGTCAGCAAGTTCCTGTATCGCTTCTACAACCTGGTGTAACGGTTCTATTCTCGGTTCATAAAACTTCTCTTCCGTTGGTCTGTTTTTCTCCATGTACAGAAGAAAACTCTCAAACAAGTACGGTGCTTCCCATAGAAGAACATTCCAATACAGCCCATTCAAATGATCTGACGGCGGCAGACACGCAATCATGTCTTTCACATACTTTGTTAGCTTCAAACAATACGGAAGCTCCCTTTCGTCCTCTTCATATACGGCCCGGGCCATGCCAAAGAGGTCATTAAGCGTTTCGTATTCTGGATTCAGTTTTTGTATCGCATTAATGATTCGTGTGTTCTTTCCTGATATCACGTAAATTTCCCTCCATAACGCAAAAAAGAGCCGACAACCTGTAATTTCTACAAGTTAATCGGCTCTGGCTCGTTAGCTCTGGCTCTATAATTATTTGATGCTATGTTTTCTCTCCTGTGCTATTACCTGGCATCCGCAATATGGACAATCAAAAGCGTCATAATACTTAACCTCTTCTTTTCTGTTAATTACGGACAGCCCTGTCACCTCTATATCTCTGACCTTATAATGTGATTCAATGTTAGGCGGAAAGCCTTGTCCACATACTTTACACTTAACCATTAACTTCCCTTGCGCTTCCATACCTTTGAATCCTCCCATCTTTAATCACTGGATAATACGCACATCTACAATGCTTGCAGTAAATCGGCGTATTCTTCCTGCTTGAATCCTTCTCTATTTTCTGTGCTGTTTTGTGCCCGCGGGGGCAGTAATACCAGCCGTCTTTAATTTCTTCCATGCTCTAACCCTCTCATATATCCTTTTACAAACGAAACGTCCTCAATGCATCCGCAGTTTTTACAACGATATTTGTAAAGCAAATCCACTTTCACTTTCTCAAAATCGTGCTTGCTACACGCTTCTTCTTTTATGGTATTTTCATTGATGTCACGCATAATCTTGATTTGATATTCGCTGATTCCCTTTTGTCGTGCCTTTTCTAAATCGAACATTTTCACTCACCTCTCATATACAGCGCCACCGGCGGCTGACCGCCAATCACTGACAAGAATATCTGTGGACGTTTACCGTCCTGCACATCTTTCAAAATCTGCACCAGTTCTTCATCGGTAAACTCCCAATAGGAAACCACCTCGTCTGTATCAAACTTCTCATTGTGAATATGAAGGGCTGGCAGGTCTGAACAATCAGGATGTCGAAATACACTATTTTGTTCTGGAAATTTAACGGGATTCATACTTTATCCTCACTTTCTGGCAAAAAAAACCAACCACCTAATATTGATGGTTGGTCTCATATACATATGCCCTATCTCGAATTTAGGAAAATGTCTGCAAAATCATCAAAGTCTGTAGAAGAATTAAAATAGTTATTGACATCCATAAGATTGTAGTAGGTTTAATATCTATTGAATCTTTTGCGTCTTTTTGTTTTTCTTTCAAAAAAACATCTTTCATTGGACATGAAAGCAAGATCATCGGACAAATGCACTCTGCAAATATCATTATATTAAATTCTTGTTTTGGATTAATATGATCTAAATGAGCCTTGCACTCCTCGTCATTAATGCTACTCAGTCTCCATTTATCCTCATACCCATACGGTATCTTCCCAAATCCCACTGGTATAACCTTTTTTGAGTTTTTGATTTTTATCATTATATCCGGCGAATCTATTGCAGTGTTTCCTGTATTCATTATGTTCACTTGTATCATATATGGATTTTCAAGTTCTACTCCATCATGTACAAGCTGGATTTTACCAATATTCATTACGTAATCTATATTCAATACTTTTGAAACATCGGCACTCCATGAAAGCCTCATTGTTTTTTGGCTTCGTTTTGCAACCGTCCACGTTACAACACACGTTATAATGCCCACCAATAATGTAGATATTATTCCAGCAACATCTATTAAATCCACCACAACATCCCCTTATCTTTAGTAATTTGATAGGAAAATTATACCACTCCAACCACCAATATTCAATTATCAAAGTACAAAATGGGAACAGTAGGACTCGAACCTACAACCACCCGGATATAATCCGTGCGCTCTACCATTGCGCTATGTTCCGATAAGCCGGTTACCCCGGCTTGCATTGATGTTTTTCGTATCATGCTTGGCACTATCTGGTTCTTGTTTACAACGACTCGCCAGAGTACCCGTTGGTTGTTTTTTATGCGGTCGCTCCGCAGATGGTTTTGTTTTTACGCCTTTTCGCCATTCCATCAAGAACTCTCGGCGGCACTATACTTGTGCGATGTGCTATTTAACCGATAACCCCGTACATTGACCGTGCATCAATGCGATATGTCTGGAAAGCAAACCCACGCACAAAATTTGCTTTCCGGACTGTTGAAAAGAACATTGAGAGTGAATCCATTTTGAAATCGACATGAATGCGTATATCTTAATTTCCTTGCTACCGTGCGTGTATCCCGTTATAAAACCACTTGTCCTCTTAGAGGCTCAATATTATACTTCCGGGGACTTTCCAGAATTGACTGCTTACTACTCCTTAAGTCCTGTGGCCTTGATCTCTGGAAAAGTTTTTTACAGGATTTAGCTAGTAGGTCGCATATCCTGTTTAGTGGGAAAATGGGAGGACTGGACTCGAACCAGTATCTTCTGCACATAGTTACATCCGGCTTTCAGTGCTCTGCCAATTTAGCTACCTCCCCAATTATCCACCCCAACCATAGACCGCCTGTAAACAGACAGCGTAATTGTAAGCGGAAACATGTTTGCACACGCCCTCATACAAGGTGACACGCCGGTATGGTATTTAGTGACGTGTGCGGTACTTGCTACTTGATGCACCCTTTTCACAAGCATTTTCTTTTCCGGCATATTTATTCCAACTCTTCATGCCAACGCTATGCAATGGCATATGAGACCAACTTCATACTACACAAGAAAGATGAAAGCCTCGTTCAAAGCGATTATAACTCCAACGATCCCACACACAATTGCGGTTGCCGTATCTTTCTTCTTTGCCCGTATTACCGAATAAACAGCAATTCCAAAGAAAATCATCATCAAAATTACATCAAATGTAATCAAAACTCCTTTTAACATTTCCATAATGCTGATCCTCCTTAACAATTACTTCTTGCAAGCCATGTATGACGTGTTGCTCTCCACACTTCTCGCTTATCATATCCAAGATTCTCCATACATTTCACAAATTTATATCTGCGATATGTAGGATATTCGCATGTGCCGTGAATAGTCTCAAGCGCAAGCCGAATATCATCCAAAACATCTGTTATCACTTGCACCGCAAACTTGAAGGCTTTCACAATCATGTCTATCAGCTCAGGAAAAGTGTATCTGAAAAAGTGACGAACCTTTTTCGCTACATTCTTGAACTGAATCACTGATATGCCGCATTTACGGATTTCCTGTGCCTGTTCCTCAGTTAATGTCATGTACATTTCTATTCCTCCCCGGCTATTCTCCGAACAATCTTTTCTGCCAGTTCATTCGTCCATATCTCAACATTTGCTGGTATTTCTTTAAGTGCCGTCTGGACACTTACCACAAACGCCTTGTAGAAATCTTTGTGTTTTTGCAGTTCCTCGGAAACGATCAGGCAGGCATCGGATAAATTCTCTGGTGAAAAATCGAAAGTGACCATCCCAAATGTCTCAATATCTGGCCTACCCACCACTTTAAACTTAAACTCCGGAACTTCATCAACTGAAGCATGGAAATCTGCTGATATAACTATCGGAATCTCCACGTTGTTCACAAAGCACCTTGTCTTATCAATTCTGACACTCTTTCCAGCTTTTATTAATTCTTCTTCATCACTAATTATCCTCACTTTGTTCATCTCATCACGCTCCCGGATAAAATCCTATTCCCATTTGCCTGTAAAAACCTTTTTCTAATTGACGCTTCAACTCTTCCAAATCAATCGTAATTGTTGCGTCCTTGTCAATCTTAATATCGCGGTAATCATGTTTTACCGCCATTGGACGAACCATTTCCGCAGCACTTGGTATTGCGGCCGACATAGCAAAGTTTGGTTCTATGTATCCTTCCGCTTCCAGACGTTTCCTAGAACACTTTGAAGCGAATGGAAATTTTCGATATTTTTCGGATAGTCTAATTCTGATCGACATCGCCTTTTCCCTCCCAGTCTTCGCATGTATGGCCATATTCGACAAAATCAGCCACATACTCACTATCTCCATTCACACAAACATAGCCCTGCATCTCATTGTAGATGCCATATTTACATGTCCCACAACATTTTCCACTCATCACAATTCCTCCAACTGCCTTTGTAATCGTTCAATCTCACAATCATAGAACTGCAAAATCGCATCTGTTAGTCCGTTATGAAACCCTTCATGCCTACCGCAACAGTCAATCTCGGATTTACATGGAGCAACAGTCATATACATAACTCCTCGACTTATATGATATTTATCTAACTTTAATCTATCGATGCAACTCTGAATGTCAGAGTATTTCTTAACCTTTTCTTTTGCTTCCTTAAACTGTTCTTCTGTCATAAGATCCTCTCCTCTGATGTGGCCTTTTTGTTTTTTATGTGGTTGACCCACTCACCTGACCCCTCCGGGGCTTACCTTCTCATACCCCCACCCCAGGTCGATCCGATTTCTAAAAATGCGCTCTGGTTCAACTTGATCGATATCTGATTTTTGAGTTTAGCGGATAAATAAAAATTTGTCCGATTAATTATAATCTATATATTGTGTCTTATCGTTTATGCATACAATATATTGTTGTTTTAATATTCCTGGCGTCTATATGAGTATAATTATCAATCACTTTAATCAATTATCTGTCTCTTTAACCTCTGGGAACTTCGGGATCTGCCGTTGATCCGCTTGATCTATGCCATATTTGCGAGCCATATCTGGGATAGATGGGGCTGTCCGCCTCTGTTCCTGCCCTCTTGGCTGTCCCATATTCCACCCATAATGCCTGTTTAAGATGCCCAATATACCAACTGGATTTCCCTTTCCAGACACTAAACGGACGCTTAAAGACTCCTCCCTTTCTGCCTTCAACTTTTTCGCTACCTCGGACGAGCCACGCTCAACCGTATCCTCATTTAACCATTCATAAATAGTATCTACGTTTATTCCTGTCAGTTTACTAAAACCCATAATAGAAACTTCTTTACTGTACTCATAACAGAAATTAATATATATATCACATATACTATTTAATAACTCCTTATCACTATAATCTATATTAGATTTACCATTGTATCTATAATTAGGGTTATTATCTGGTGTAGGTTTAAATACCTGTTTATATACATACAGTAAAACACTATTCCATCTACTCTGATCTATTTTATATAAATCCTCAGTTTTAAGATTGTGATCTATACAATAATTAGATATAGATTCCTCTATGCTGTCGCTATATACTTCCAGTTTATTCGCTGTTGTATCCATCGTCTGTATATCTGTATTTTGCATCTATCACACCTCGCTTTCTTCTGGATCTGAAATAAAAAAAGAAGCCCTGCATCACTGCAAGACCTCCCGAGTCCATTCTCACACCGCCGGGAATTGGGCGGATTTAATCATATTAATTTATTTTATCTGTTAATCACAACAATACACCGCTATATATAGATTTGTCAATACTTTTTTACCATATTTGGTATTATATATAGTGCTAGACATAAAAATCCCCGGATTGCTCCGGGGTTATTTTTTATGCCGCTTTTGTGTAATCGATGATTGAAATTTCCTGCATTACTTTTTTAGCTGTATCAATAATCTTTTCGAGTCGTTCCACAACATCACCAGTATAAAAAATTTCATCACATTCAGAACATTTATAGCAAGGCACATTTCGAACGATAACAAGGCAATTCCCTAAATCAGTTACGCTTGTTGTTGTGCTTTTCTCCATTCCTGCACCACATTTAAAACATTTCATATTAACGCCCCTTTCTGGTCTTATAATCCGGTTCCCATTGTTCCAAATTAGGATAATACGCCGTTATTAAATGTATAAAATTATTATCCATACTAACCACTATATGCAAATATCTATTGTTTATAGATATGCCTAATATCAAACAACTAGGGAATGGTTTATCATCTTCATATTGCTTTATTATTTCCCCTGTTTCTATACATTTTATAACGTCCTGCATTGTTATATTTCTTTCAATCAGCCTAATTCTTGCGTGTTCTGTTACTGCTATATTTTCCGGCTTGTTTATCTTTCTTAATTCGTCAATGTCAATCATTTCTCACCCTCCTTTCTTTCCCTTCCTCAACAGTCTTTATTAAAATCTATTATTGTGTATTTATCAATAGTCTATTTTCATGTATTTCTATTTGTTTCTGTACTCCATAATCTGCCCTGGCTGACAGTTTAGCAATCTGCACAAATTGCATATAACCTCACAAGTCACATTTTCATTTTTAGTCAGCTTGGCTACCGTATTTGAATGTATTCCATTGTTTTTTAGCCACTGTTTATTCAGATCTTTTTTATCCATCAAAATCCACAACTTTGAGAAATCTATATAGCCATTTTCTCCATAATTAGCCACATTCAACACCTTCTTTCTTTATATATATGATAATAGATTTTTTTCTTTCCGTCAACGTCTATTTTTATGTACTATTTCCACAATTAATCGCTTCTTTTATTCGTCTATTTTTGTGTATTATACTAATTGCTTTTTCGTCTATTATCGTGTATTATAATGTCAACAAGAAAATAAAAGCCGGAACCGCAAAGCCTAGACAGCACATACGGAACCGGCACCAATCAAAAAAATGAAAGGATGCCTTTATTATAGCAGGGCAAAAGGTAAAAAACAATGTCTGAAATGTATATTACAACAATTGAAAACGTCGATCCGGAGCGACACAGAAGCCCTATTATCATTCATGATGGCTGGCAATGGTATTTTGCAGAATTTAGCAATTGGGAACAACTAGAAAGATTCCTTGACTTTGCAGGGCTGGAAATTGAACTGGAAGAAGAAAATCAATGGTTTTTTAATCCGAAGTGCGGAACATGGAGAAAATACAGAGTAAACAGGAAATTAGATAATCCATGCGACGGCGGGTTCTGGAGTCTTTCAGAAATCCCAGAAAGTGCAAAGAAAATCAAGGGTCATTCAAACGGCAGCATAGTTGATTGTTATATCCTGAACAATGGCGAAACATTGCATATATACAGACCAAACCCAAATGCTAAAGAGGTATATAAACCATTACCATTAGACGAACACATAAAATATATACGAGAACACGGGGGATTTTAAGCCGAAACGCCCTTCCGAGGGCGTCCGGGAAAGATGGCAACTTTTCCGCTGACGATGGCAAGCCAAACAACCAAATAGAGAGACGATAACACAATGAAAAAAGATTATACAAAAACAATGAACTACGCAGTAGTTAGCATGATCGACAGGATCACGCAAGATGACAAGAAAAGCAAGATCCGGATTTCCGGGCTCTTCCCAAATCCGACAGTTGCAGAAGATTCTTTCTTGCCGTATCTACCTAATCAGGAGATAAAGCGGTATCTTCTTCGAGTAGAGGATCTGGAAAGATTCGAGGAATTTTATAACTTTATCCAAGATCTGAATGAGAAGCACGGAGAAAAAGCTATCTTTCATCTTGCAGATGGGAACTTTTCCACGGACGAGGAAAACCGCTTCCGTCAGATTCTGAACATCTGGACAGATACAAAAATTGCATAGCCGAAACGGCCAGAAATGGCCGTCAGCCGCGGGATGATCTCCCGGCTCTGAAGATGGCAGATCAGAAAGAATATTTCCCAGCCCCCAGGGAAAAAGGGAGAAAGGTACGTCATGTCGCTATATACACAAATACCAACAGATAAGGACCGCAGAATCTTTGCGCAGACGCTGGAAGCGTATAAGGCTGCTTTAAGTGGATCACCGGAGACGCAAAAAGAAATTATAACATAGGCAGGGTGACACCTGCCTTTTTCGGATTGCTTACCAAGCTATTGACGATTCGCAGTTTTAATGCTATTCTTTGTGTGTAACACGATTTGAGCCACTTTTACTGCATACATTAACAGACATAGACCGATCTATATAAATAGCCTAGAATCGTCTCACGGAGCGTCACAGCGGTATCATACGAGATTAAATGATATATAGGAATTGTCAGAAAAAGGACGTCAGAACGAATAATTGTTCCAGCGTCCAGATTTTTGCCCTTTTCAAATGGGGTGTGATCTTTTTGGGTGAAAATTTTCCGGGAATCTAAAAAAATGGTCTAAAAAGGCGCGATTCCGTGATCCTTTAATTATTTTTGGTTTCAGCTATCGTTCCGCATGAAATCATTTTTGATTGATATCCTTTAACTTGTATAGTCATTTCCTGAGAATAATCATTCAACAACATATCTTTACATTCAATCAATACTTTAATGTTTTTCTCAGCATCACTATCTTTCATGTTGATGCCATTAATATAATACTGCACCTTCTTTCCTACCCCCAAAGTGAGAAAACAGAACTCACTTTGCTTAAGGTTTTCCTCTCCATCTATAAATGTCCTAAATCTCATATGAGTTGCATAGCCACCACCAACATTCTCAACCAATAAACATATAGATATATTAACCACATCTATCACTGGAGCCTCGATTGTATCATGAAAATTGAAAGGATATTTCAGATTTTCTTCATTTTCTTCAAAAAAGCCTTGAGTATCTCGCATACTGATTTGAAATGCAGGTCGAATAGATAATTTCTGTTGCAGATTCCTATTTTCTTCATTATCTTTTATTGTTAATTTTACACCTTCGTACGTAATATATCCTCCCGCCAGCCCTGCAATAATTGAACTTACAAATGTACCATAAAACCCAATCCAATCATTATCTTGCACGGCACACGGATTCTCAATTCCTACAATCAAGTTAATTAAACCGATACTCAAAATCGATACAATAACGGTAATTACAATGATTTTAGTGAATAATCTATTTTTGTTTTTCATATTATTTCTCCTCACCTGTATACTTATTTTGTAATCATACCATAAAACAAACCGGTGTACCACTAAATGCATCGGTTTAAATACTATATGTAGTTATTAATTTATTTACAATCTCCTATCGAACTTGTTCAAAAACTTCGTTCGCCACTCTGGATAATCATTATCCGGAAATTCCATCTCGTTTTTCAACGCCTTGGAAACTGCTTCCAAGTCATATGCAGTCGGCACTTCTTCGAGAATGCAACTTATATCATCATCCAGTGTATTGTCTTCATTTGTGTGCTTGTCCACTATTTTTATTACATCCTTTTCGTTAAGTAGTCTCATTCTTCCTCACTCCAATCTCTTGCAATATGTTGTCCGCACTCATTACAATATTCCATCTGTTCAGGCTCATTCATGCCCTCAGTGAAATAGCCGATATATGAGCCACAAGAAGGGCAATGCCACTCATCATTAAATCCAACTTCTTCATTGTATGGCTTCGGTACGCACACTGGTTTCTTCGCATTCTGCTTCCCCACCGCCTCCCGGCACTCTTCCACGGTGCCGCCACAATATTTCTTCAGGAAACCTTGTAGCCACTCAAAAAACGGTATTTCTTTTGGCTCTGCTGGGTATGTATTCTCTTTCCATAAAGTATGTGGAGCAACAACATGTTCGCCCCACGGAAGATATCTAGACATAAACCATTCAAATCCTGTTTTTCCGTACCTTGCATAATATAAATTGCCCATTCTTTTTCCAATATAATAATCATCTTCAGATTCACAGTAATAGAATTTAAGTACCTCATCTTCCCTTACTGACTTTCGGCACTCTTCCACCGTTCCGATTTCCCGGTACTGATGGATTTCTTCGAGGGTAGAGATTAAGAACTTTTCAAGATTTATCCTGTGTCGATCGGTATTTCCTTCATAATCGACAATATAGCTTTCATTTAATAGTTTTATCGCTTCTTTCTCTGTTATGGTTATCTTTTGCATTTCTCTTTTACCTATCATCTTCCGTAACCTCCACAATCTTTCCGTTCCGCATGGTGTACCATGTGTTTTCTTTGATATGTTCTCCATCCACACGTACCATTTTTGCTCCTTTCAGTTTCCAAGAATCCGGTTTCCAGTATTCACTTTCATCCCCTTCCCAGTCTGCTAGTACGAGAAAAGATCCTTTTACTCCACTTACTCGTCCTTTGTATCCCCAAGCAATGGCAATACTTTCTGGATCCTTTGCTGACGATGCTCCTTTGTATCCTGTCGCTGACGATGCTCCGCAGTGTCCTGTCGCTGACGATGCTCCGTAGTCCCCTGTCGCTGACGATGCTCCGTAGTTTCCTGTCGCTGACGATGCTCCGTAGTTTCCTGTCGCTGACGATACCCCCTTGTATCCTGTCGCTGACGATGCTCCGTAGTTTCCTGTCGCTGACGATGCTCCGTAGTG